GCGTTTGAACATGCCTATGAATGGTATACATCTGGACCTCGACAAAGGCTCCAACCAGGAGGATCTATTGTTGTTGTAATGACTCGTTGGGCAGAAAACGATTTAACGGGAAAAGTGTTAAAGCAGATGGCTCGTGACCCGTTAGCGGATAAATGGGAAGTTGTAGAATTTCCAGCGTTATTGCCAAGTGATTTACCAACGTGGCCTCAGTTTTGGAAAAAAGAAGATTTATTGGCGGTAAAAGGTAGTTTAAGTGTAGGCAAATGGGAAGCACAGTGGCAGCAAAACCCTACCAGTGAAACGTCAGCTATTTTAAAACGTGATTGGTGGATTAAGTGGGAACCAAAAGAACTTCCTAAACTAACGTATGTCATGCAAAGTTATGATACAGCCTTCAGTAAAAAGGAACATGCCGACTATAGTGCCATTACAACTTGGGGTGTGTTTTATCCACCTGATGGCGGTACGGCATGTATAATTTTAGTAGATGCAAGACGTGGAAGATGGGACTTCCCTGATTTAAGACGCAAAGCTTTAGATGAATATAAGTATTGGGAACCCGAAACAGTGTTAATAGAAGCAAAGGCAAGTGGTATGCCTTTAACGCAAGAATTGCGAAATATGGGTATACCCGTAACAAATTATAGCCCAAGTAGAGGAAATGATAAGCTAACTCGTGTAAATAGTGTTGCACCAATTCTAGAAAGCGGTATGGTATATGCTCCTGACACAACATGGGCAGAAGAGGTTATTGAAGAGTGTGCGGCTTTCCCTGCTGGCGAAAACGATGATTACGTTGATACGGTTACGCAAGCGTTAAGAAGATTTAGAGAAGGCGGTTTTATTACGCACCCAGAAGATTATGAGTTAGAGGACAGCCAACCTCTTGCAAAGATGTATTATTGAAGGAGAAAAAACAGTGGCTAACGAACCTTCTACGATTAACAGTGTAGATAAATCATTGGTAAGAGCTCCTGCTGGAGCCAATAGCTTAGAAGAAGCAGAACTGTTAGAGCAAGAAAATGATCTTTTAGCAACGGGTGAGCAACAATTAGAAATTGAAATAGAAGAAGATGACGAAGGTGGAGCTGTTATCAATTTTGGAAGCGAAACCGAAGAAATAATTACAGAATTTGATGGCAATCTAGCAGAAGTATTATCAGACCAAGAATTAAGTGAAATAAGTAGCTATGTAACACAAAGTTACGAAGATGATAAAAGTTCTCGCGAAGATTGGGAAGATACTTATAGCAAAGGTTTAGATTTACTTGGCTTACGCTACGAAGTAAGAACAGAACCTTTTCAGGGAGCATCGGGAGTTATACATCCTATTCTTAATGAGGCGGTCACACAGTTTCAAAGTTCAGCTTATAAAGAGCTTTTACCAAGTAATGGACCTGTAAAAACAAAAATTATAGGCGAAACAACCCTAGAAATTGAGAAAAAAGCTGATAGAGTTAAAGAATTTTTAAATTATCAAATTATGTACGTTATGGAAGAGTATGAGCCAGAATTTGACCAGATGTTGTACTATTTGGGCAATGCAGGTAGTGCTTTTAAGAAAATTTACTATGATCAACAGTTAGATCGCCCTGTTAGTAAGTTTATCCCAGCAGAAGATTTAGTTGTACCCTACACAGCAACTAACTTACGATCAGCTGATCGTGTAACGCATGAAATTAGTATGAGCACAAATGATGCTCGTAAGCAACAAGTAGATGGGTTTTTCCGTGATATTGAGCTAATGCCAGAAGAAGTAGGAGATGAAAGCTCAGTAAAAGAAAAATATTCTAAATTAGAAGGAAGAAAACCTTCTTATAGCGATAATGACCGTGAATTAACTTTGTTAGAGTGTCATTGTTACTTAGATTTAGAAGATTTTCCTGATATTGGTGCAGATAATGAGCCTACAGGTATAAAACTTCCTTACATTGTAACTGTTTGCAAAGATAACGGTGAAGTTTTAGCTATTCGTAGAAATTACATGCAAAATGATGTAAAAAAGACAAAAATTGAGTATTTTGCCCACTATAAGTTTAGTCCAGGACTAGGGTTTTATGGTTTTGGGTTAATTCACTTACTAGGAAATTTAAGCAGAACAGCAACAAGTACTCTTCGTCAGTTGATAGATGCAGGAACTTTAAGTAATTTACCAGCAGGGTTTAAAGCAAGAGGGTTACGAATAGCCGATGATGAAAACCCTGTTCAGCCTGGAGAATTTAGAGATGTTGATGTTCCAGGAGGAGATTTAAAAAACGCTTTATTGCCATTGCCATACAAAGAACCTTCCTCAACTTTGTTTCAATTAATGGGTTTTGTTATAGCAAGTGCAGAAAAATTTGTTGGAACTCAAGAACTTGGGTTTGAAGGCAACCAAAGTGGTGATATGCCTGTTGGTACAACGGTAGCGTTATTAGAACGTGGCAGTAAAGTTATTAGTGCAGTGCATAAACGTCTTTATGCTTCCATGCGAATAGAATTAAAATTACTGGCTAAGTTATTTGCAGAAGTTTCTCCTCAACAAGCTAAATATCCGTATGCTGTCGGTAAAGGAGTCAGCCCAAATATATTTTCAGAAGATTTTAGTCCTGAAATTGATGTTTTACCTGTTAGCGACCCAAATATTTTTAGTATGTCACAAAGAATTATGTTGGCACAAGAACAACTTAAATTAGCTATGGCTATGCCAGAAATGCACAATATGTATGAAAGTTTTCGTAGGTTGTACAGTGCATTGGGTGTTGATAACATAGATGAGCTGTTAAAAAGACCAGAAGAGCCTACTCCTAAAAACCCAGCGTTAGAAAATGGAAAAGCTACGTTAGTTATTACAGGTGGGGCAGAACCTCCTCAAGCTTTTCCTGAGCAAGACCATGATTCGCACATTGCTGCTCATTTAGCTTTTTTACAAACTAAAGTAGTAAAAGAACAAACAGCAATTTATGCTGTGATGTTAGAACATATTTATCAACACATAGCATTTAAAGCTGAAATGTTAGTTATGCAAGAAATTCAGCAACAGGGTATGCAACCTACTGAAAAACAAAAACCTATTATAGAGGCTGGTGTTGCACAAAAAATTGCTGAACTTACAGCTGAGTTTAACAAAATGGAAATGGAAATGAGTGGTGGAGAGCAACAAGATCCATTGATTGCATTAAAACAACGGGAGTTAGATATAAAACAAGGAGATCTAAGTCGCAAGCAACAAGAAGATCAGCGTGAATTTGATCTTGATAATCAAAAACTTGCACAGACAGCAAGTTTGCAAAGAGAAAAAATAGAATCACAAGAAGATATAGCTCAACTTAGAGCTAATGTAACAATGGATAAAACGTATAATTTTCCTAAAGGAGCCAACTAATGTCTGACATTGACATCACAGACTCTCTTAGAAGAGCAGGACTTAACCCAGACGGTACTCCATTAGGCTCTTTAGGACCTCGCCCAAAAACAGGTGCAGGAATGTATAATTTGGCTGACTTTGTTACTGAGTATGATGTTTTTGGTTCTGAAAATCCTTTTGTAGCTCCAGATGTTCCTGTTAACACTGCTCCAGATGTTCCTGTTAACACTGCTCCAGATGTTCCCTTTGGTACTGCTCCAGATGTTCCCTTTGGTACTGCTCCAGATGTTCCTTTTGGTACTGCTCCAGATGTTCCTGTCGATACTGCTCCCAATGTTCCTTCATCGGGTGTTAATTTTTTAGATACTTTAAACCAACAATACGCAACAGATTACAACAATTATTTGTCAACGGGGCAAAATGAAACTTCTTGGGTTAATAGTCCTAAATTTCAAGATTTTGAAAACAAAGTAATATCGGGCATAGATAACCTTTATGATTTAAATGATTACGACAGAGTACAAAGTGATTTTAACTTTCACAGTGCAAGATCAATAGCCGACAGCCCTTATGCTGGGAGTAGTTCTAGAATAGCTGGTGCTTTACAAAACAAATTGAATTTTTTTAATGCAATAAGAAATAAAGATTTTGGGTCAGGAGCATTTTCAAAAGGCGGTATGGTTAGCTATAACAATGGAATTAAAAGTCTTTTTTAGGAGAATAAATATGAAAACGAAAAACGAAAAAATTGATACAGGTATGGAAATTTTTAAAGCAGGTGGCTCTGAAATGGTAAACTATGCTAAAACTGAAAAAGTTTCTATACCAAAAGTTTCAAAAGGTTTCAAAGAAGCTAGAGGAAAAGGTGCAGCTATTGGTGGTGTTAAATTCACTGAGCGTTAAAAGGAAGCAAAAGTGCTGATAACAAGTGCTCCGCAATACATACAGGGTTTAACTAATGCTAAAGTTGATCTAACTTCAACAAGTGTAACCACGCTGTATACTTGCCCTACTACTGTTACTTTTTCTGTAATTAATTCTATTTTAGTTTCAGAAGATTCTGGCAATGCAGATACTTTAACTCTAACATTAACAAATGGGTCTGATGTATTTAGTTTGTTCAAAGTAAAAGCTGTGGACGCTAACGGCACTGTTGAACTTTTAACTAAAGATTTAGTTTTGAAATCTACAGAAATTTTAAAAGTTACAGCCGCAACTGCAAATAGGTTGCACGTTGTAGCTAGTGTTCAAGAATTTTTGTTATCAAGAGCAGGAGCTGTCTCATGAAAAAAATAAGTTGGTTAGAAAAAATCAATACTTTTTTGTTTGGAGAACCTACTGGCGAAAGAAATAGGGATAAAAAGGGTAGATTTATAGCAGATAATAAATCTACTCCGCATGTTAATGAAGCTTACAAAGACGGAAGAACCCCTTAACATCCTGGGGGAAACAGGGTGTACTTAATGGAGTTAGAACCCATGATTGAACTAAAAAGTAAAATTGAAACATTAGCGAAAAAATCTACAGAAACCAAAAATCCTGCTGATGCAATGCACTTATCACAAGCAGCGTTAAATTTAGCACAAGCCTTTGCTACTCTTGAATCTGTAAAGGAATAGGTATGTCTGAAGGTTTACCAGATCCTAAAGCTTATCAATCTAATAGGCGTTACATGTGCTGGCTATTATTAATTGCAATGTTAGCAACTACTATAGCTACTCTTTTGTATCCAGAACGTATGGCAGAAGCAGAGAGTATTATTATGACACAATACCTTGCAATGTCAGGTGTTGTGGGAGCTTACTTTGGTTTTACAAGCAACAGGAAAAATAATGGAAAATAAAAAACATGTTTACTCATATCGTTGCAAACTTGTACGGGTGGTTGATGCTGATACCAGTGTTGTTGACATTGATCTTGGCTTCGGTGTATATCTTAATAATCAGTATATTCGGTTTTTTGGTATTGATACTCCCGAATCTCGTACTCGAAACCTTGAAGAGAAAGCTCTGGGGTTGGCTGCAAAAGCAAGAGCCAAAGAACTCCTGCCCAAAAAATTTATTATGAATACATATAAAGATGGAAAA